TGGCAGGTCTGCCTTGCCGCCTACAGCCAGCGCCGAGGCGATGGATACGTTGGCGCCGAGCGTGGTGTTGCCGGTGACGGTGAGGGTGCCGTTGATCGTCGTGTTGCCGAACGAGTTGGCGGCGTTGATCATCTGGAAGCGGGTGCCGTCGTAAATGACAACGACAATCTCGCCCGAGTTGATGTCGCCAGCAGCGAGGGCGGTGCTACCGTCTCGGGTGACTGACTTGGCACCAAGGCCGTCAACGTTAAGCGTCACAGCGCCTGTGTTGGCACCCGAGGCGATGAAGTAGAACAACTGACCGGCAGCGTAGGCGGTCAGCGTGGGCGACATGATGCCCGTGATGGTGTCCACACCTGCGATGCTGCCGATCAGCTTGGCAGCGGTAGTCTGCACCTGTCCCAAGTTGGCAGCGTCAGAGGCAAGCGTACCGTTTGCCAATCCCGTGATCTTGTTAGACCCCATCGGGATGTTGGCAGTCGGCGTACTCTGGCCGTCTTTGGTGATGCAGTTCGTCAGGCCGGTGGCAAGGTCAGCCGTCAGGGCGTTAAAGACCGTGGCCGAAATGACGGTGTTGGCGACTACGGGCTGCCCCGTAGAGTTGATGAGAAATGTACCGCTGCCGTTAAAGCTCATCGTTTATCTCCTATTCCTGTCCTGCGCCAAACGCGCCGACACGACCTGATACTTGCCGCCCAAGCGCCTGCCCTGCGGCACGACGGCGCATATATTCCTGCATATTCCGCAACTCGGCCTGTGCAGGCTCGTCACGCAACATCAGCAGTTTTGCGAGGCGATTGCGTTGCTCCTCGGGCATCCCATATTGCGTGGCTTTTTGCTGCAAAAGTTGGAACGCACCGACCGGGTTAGTTGCCGCTTGTGAGGCTTGCAACAAATCAAACGTGTCCTTTTGGTCTTGCGCTTGCGCCAAACGCTTAAACGTCTGCGAACCGCCGCCGACACGCTCTAATTTCTTCAGTTCTTCCTGCGACAAAATCATGCGCTGGAACTGACGGAAGTCATTGCCAAAGATGGCGCGGAGCTTGCCTTGCAACTCTGGCTCTTTGTACATATTCAACAAACGCGTCTGACCAGCTTGCGATCCTGCTACGCCACGCAAAGCGTCTACCGCACCAACGCGGAACGCTTCCAATTCGGATGGCGTTAGGTCTTTGGTCAGTTTGGACAGCGCTTCGGATGACTCCGATAACGCGCCGCGACCCAACTCTACCGCCGTTTCCAACTCGGCAAAGCCAGCATACGTTTCGCGGGCTTTGGCGTAATCAGGCGAAAGCGAATCAAGTTTTTTGACCAAATCTAGCCGCAAGCGGTCAAGGTCGGCAGCCTCGTTGTTCGCGCCCTTACGACGAGCAGCTTGCGCCTTGTCCCACAGGCTGCGCTTTAACTGATCGGCAGCCGCAAACGGCAACTGGTCACCTTGCTTGAGGCTACGCAACTGCGCGGTCGGTTCCCCTCGTCTGGTTGCCGTGCGCTGTGCCGCACCAAGGTCAAGACGGGCGCGGCCAAGGATGCTTTGCAATTCCTCGTCAACGGGGAACGTCACATCACGCAGTTTGCTGTAAAGCGGGCCAGCGGCATCGGCTTGGCGCTTGGCAAGGTTGGTCAGTTCATCCTCTGCGCTGCGTGTAACGCCTGTAGCGCGTTCGGCGGTTTCGGTGATAGCGCCGCCACGCCCCGCCGCCACTCGGCGCTGCTGCATCGTTAGCTGTCGTCCTGCGGTGCCGGGGAGGTTGGCGAGCATATCAATCTCTGCCAACGTGTTGCCGCCCGCTGCTGCAATCGGCGCTTCCTTGCCTAACTTACGCAGCCGAGCGGCTGTCATTACAGCTTCTTGCCCCGGCTCTACGCCCGTCATAATGCGAGCCTGTGCGTCACGCTCAAGCAATTCTGCAAGGCGTTCGCGTGGATAATCAGGGCGCACGTTATAGCCGCCTACTGCTTCGGGAGCCATGCCCATAACCCCCGGCATACGCGATGCAATCGGCGTGATGGCAGCGCCGCGAACAGCGCGACCTAAAACATTAGCGCCGCCACCAACGGCAAGCCCTGTGCCTGCGCCCATTGCAGCGCCTGATAATCGGTCGCCCTCATCGGCTGCGCCCGCGCCTGACAATGCGCCCTGCGCGGCAATATCGCCTGCGGTACGCGCCACGCGCCCCATCGTAGTAACGCCACGACCAAGCGAGAGAGGGCCGGTAAACGGCGCAGTAGCAAGACCGCCCGCAAGCTCAAGCCCTGCCGCCGTCATTGGGCGCTCGGCTGCGAACTGCTGCGTAGCGCCACGCACCACATCCCGATACTGCGGGTTTACAAGCCCCGCCATTTCATCGGCAAAGTTAAACGTAGCGCCCTGCGCTGCGGTCAATGCGCCTTGTGCAACTGGCGACATTTGAGCGCCGCGTTGCATTGCAGCCTTGCTTGCCATTGCCTGATCGTGCTTTGCGTAAGCCTCGTCAGGGTTTGCGGCTTCGTAAATTTGTCCCTCAATGCGGTATTGCGGCATGGCTTATCTCCGACGCGGGGGCAAATCAATAACCTGCGACGCGCCAATGCTAGGCGGTTTGTAGCCAGCACCGCCAGCGGCACCGATTTCTTGGATAGCAAGTTCTCGGTTCTGGCGCTTTTGCTCTAGCGTTGCGGGGTCATCGCCCGGCTGCGGAATGTATTGACGGCGAGCATTGGCAAATTCCTCGTCGCTGATGACCGCGCCTGATTCTTTACGCAGTACCGCGTTGATGAAGTTGCGCTCGGCTTGGAAGAATTGCCGCGATTCGGGCGCCAACATGACGTTGCCGACACCGCCCGGCAGGTTTTCCTTAAACCGCGAACCGAAACTCGGCGGCGGGGATTGCAGCATTGGCTCTGCTTGCGCCATGCGTTGCGCGTAAAGCCGTGCCGTTGATTGCCCTTCTGTTGGCGCTTTGCCTTCAGGGCGAACGCCCTCAATAACTGATGGCGGGCCGCCTGTCGGATTTGGCTGGAAGAACACCGGATTACCTTGTGCATCCACGCCAGCAACGGGAGCGCCATAACGAACATCAACCGTAGTCTTTGGTGTACCAGCTTGCCGGAAATCCTCAAATGAGCCTTTATAACCTTGGCTACGTGCAAATTCATAATCGCGCTGGGTTGCGGTGGGCGTTTCTGAAGGTTTTTTAACGCCATCCAAATAACGCACTTCACCAGCTTTGTTGACAACAAAAGCGCGGCCTTCAGCGTCAAATTGCGGCGTAGTTCCAAACTCTGCCGTTTTTGGCGTTTCAAGCATCTGCGCGAGGCGCTGCGCCATAATCGGGCGATCTTTCAGCGCAGCCGTGCCAAGGCTGGTAGACGCCATGCCCAACACTTCTTCCGGTGCGCGGCGGTACTGCGATTGGCGCGTAACTTCTTTTAACTTATCTTCATCAAGAATTGCTGCGGTTTCATCGGGGATGGGCGCAGCCTGACCAACAAACGGTGTGGCAGCAATTCGCTGGTTGTACTGATCCAACGTTTCTTCGGGGCGCTTTGCCATCTGCTGCTCAAGGGCGGTGTTCGGCTGGTATGTGTACCCGCCTTCCATACGACCGAGCATACGTTGGGCGTAATCTGCTTCCATGCCCTTTGCTTCTTCGGCAGCCTCACGCGCCTTGCGCCCCTCGCGGGCGGTCAGGTAGCCCTGCAATGCCTTCACAAGCGGCGCAGCCTTCGGAATCGGCGCAACCGTCCCTTCCATCGGCTGATATTCCTGTTGTGCGAGGGCTTCAGCGAGGGCAGCACGGCGTCGTGCCTCCTCTAGCTGGCGCTCGTACTCGGTCGGAGCGCGGAACGTGCTGACGTAACGGACGCGATCACTCTGTGCCATAGTCAAAATCCCCTCTGTAGCCACCTCCCTGCGGGGTCGTTAAACCCGGAGAGCGTGGATAACCCTGTGCGCCGGGGCCGCGTGGGCGCTGCATCTGACCGCCAATCTGCGGCGACATTCTGTTGCCCATCGGGCGACCCATGCCGCCCATGATGCCGCGTGAGCCAGTCAATCCCGGCTGCGGGGTCGTCATCGGGCCGCTAAAGTTCATCGCCTGCGGCGGCACACCCGGTGCTGCGTTTGGCGTGGGCTGCGAGTACCCAAGTCCCGGCACCTGACGCATTGCCATGTCACGCTGCCCCGGAGGCGCAGTAAGTGAGCGGTTGCGCTCTTGGGCAGCAAGCATTTGGGCTAACTGCTGCGGTCTACGATCTGGTGTAAATCCGTTCATGTATTAGCCCTCAAAGCATTCCGTAGTTGACCATCTTGTAGCCATCGTGACGGGTTACGACCGCCTCCGGTAGCACCGTCTCTACTTCGTCTGCCATAACGCCGCGCTGACGTTCGCCAGCAATGTCGTACTCGTACACGCCTATGCCAAGTGGGTGAATGCCGACGCGAACAATGTTGGACTTTAAGCGGCGGTCTGAAGTAAACAATCCTGCAACGCCCAATGGGCCGCCAGCAGCTGTTCCTAACGCGCCGGCAAGGCTTCCAAACATACCCATGTTGGCGTTGTATGCGCCGACTTGGTTCTGATAGTTGCGTTGCGCGAAGTCGCCCGCCGCCTGACCCGCTTGGAAGATGGGGGAGGGAGCCACGGTGACGCCGCTGTAACCTTGGAACTGCGGAACGCTGACCTGACCGCCTGACAACAACGCGCTGATCTCGTTGACCGGGATGCTGCGGATTGCTGCCTGCTGTGCCAACGCCTGCTGCGCTGCCGTATTGCGGAACTGCGCCTGCGCCATCGCTTGAGCATACTGCTGCTGCTGTGCGGCGTTGAGTGCGCCAAAGTAGTCCATCGCAGCACTTTGACGCTGTGCCAGAGCGGCGTTTTGCGCGGCCTGCACATCCATCTGCTGACCAAACAACTGCTGTTGCGCTTGGTTTGCGGCAGCCTGACGCGCCAACTCCTGCTGGTACGCCTGTGCCTGCGCTTGGTTGTAGAACTGCGCTTGTTCCTGCGACTGACCAGCCTGCTGTGCCTGACGGGCAAGGTTGGCTTGCTGTGCAGCAACCTGCTGTTGGAAGTTCTGCCCTGCTGCGGCGTTGGCAAGCTCTTGCGCCGACTGACCCATGCCAAACTGCTGCAACAACGCCTCACGGTTGAACTGCCCTGCGCCAAGCGCCTGTTGGTAGTTCTGCGCGATAGCGGCGTTCTGGGCCTGCTGTGCGGCCAGAGCCTGCTCAAAGTTCTGCCCAATCGCCTGATTGCCCATCTGCTGCGCGGCTTGCGACTGTGCAAAGTTCTGGGCAATGGCCTGATTGATAGCCTGTTGCGCCTGCTGTCCCGTCTGGAACGACGCCAGTTGAGCCTCTCGGCCAAACTCGCCAGTCTGTAGGCGCTGCTGGAATGCCTGCTGCTGCGCTTGGTTCTGCGCCTGCTGCGTGGCAAGCGACTGCGACAGGTTTTGACCAAGGCCGGTGTTGTACAGCCCTGCCTGCTCCATGCCCGCACCAAAGCCCGAGAGAGCGGCTTGGTTGGCAAACATAGCGCGAGACTGCTGCTCGGAAAACGCCTGCTGTCGTGCGGCTTGGTCAAGGCTGATGCCCTGCGCGGCCGCTTGCAGCAGAAGGTCGTTTTCCTTCTGCATCTGCGCCGACATGGCAGAGTTATATGCCTCGCCACCCGGTCGCAAACCTTGGTTGATTAACTGCGTCTGAAGCTGCTGACGCTCGCCCTGCAACTGCGGTGACAAGCGCGACATGATCGCCTGCTGCGCCGTCGTGCCAGCGTTGACCGGGCCTTGCGGAAGGTTGGCAATGTCAATCTGACCCTGCAACTGCGGGCCTTGGACAAACTGCTGCGCGTAGCCAAACTGCCCTTGTTGCGGGCCACCGGCCACACCGCCAAGGCCAGAAAGGTCAAGACCTTGCAGGTTTATGCCCTGCGGGCCGCCACCAGCCATGCCAAACAATCCACCTGCGGGGCCGCCCTGTGCGGTGCCAAACATCTGCCCACCGGGGGCTGACTGTGCATAAAACTGCGAGGCGTCTAACTGCCCGAGGTTAGTCGGTGCAGCGGGGCCAGCGCCTGCTTGCTGACCCGCGCCAACTTGTCCCGGCAAGTTTTCAAGGTAATACCCCGCCATCGGGTTATAGATGCCTTGCGGGGCGCCCATAACCGGGCCTGCGGCGCCTTGCCCAAGCGCACCGGCCTGACCCATCTGGGTGATGTCGGTCGGGCGAGCAATAGCACCAACGCCCTCTGCGCCGTAAGTAAGGCTTGGGATTCCGCTAGGGTTAAATGCCGAGGCAATGCCGAGGTTTGACAAACCACCCGCAGCACCACGCGCTGCCTGCGACATATACAACTGCGCGAGTTCCTGCTCACGCAATGCCGCTTCCGCGTTCGGGTTGATGGTTTGGCGAACAGTCGGCTGCTCAATGTAAGTTGTGTATTGCTCTTGGGTTGGCGCTTCGCCAGCAAATTCCGGGTTGGTATACAGCTGGTTTTGCCACGCCTCCATTGCCTTGTTGTAAGCATCGGTGTCTACCGTAGGCGTTTTCGTCCACGTTACGGTCTGCGTACCCGTGGGCGAGTAGACGTTCGGATTGGACATATACGCCGACTGTTTGGCGGCGGCCAAGTTAGCCTCACCTTGCTTAATCGCAAGGGTGGTGTAGTCAGGCGCTGGTGGCGGTGCTGGTGATTTTTTGCCCATACCTCGGCTCCAAGAAACGACACTTGTCAGGTGTCAAAGTCATCAAAACAATATCCCCAGAGTCATGCGCGGCATCTTTAATTCGCGCTTCTTCCGAGAATCCCATCTTGCTGACCAATGCGAGCGCCCGGGTATGGTTGCTGCTGATTGGCCCTATTATCTTATCAACTCCTGCGACGTTGTACGCATAATCGTACACAGCCGCCATGTATGTTGGGGTGACCCGCTCCCACGCGATGTGGCAAACGACGGATCGCCCGTTCCAATTCTCGTAAACCGTCCCGGCAACTAGTTTGCCGTCACGCTCAAGCCCTATGGCAACCGAGCGGTTGGGGTCAAACGCCCCTTCCGTCTGTGCGGTAACCCACGCCCCCACATGGGGGCCACTTACGATGCGCCAGCCCATCCGAGTTGGTACACCACATCGGTTGACGCCCACTCCAAGGAGACGTTGCGGCTGGCGCTGTTAAAGACAAGACCGCCGCAATAGCCGATACCTTGGATGCCCACAAAGTTATTGGTGATGATAAGTTCAGCACCCCACACCGCCTGATTCCACAGGCCAACGTCCCATAACCCGTATTGCGTGGCGACATAAGACAGCGCACCAAGGTCAGCGTTGGTCTGGAAATCTACGTTGATGCCAATATTTACGGTCGGCTGGCCGTTGCTATAAAGAGTTGGGCGAGCGCGGGTGAAATACTTGATAACGCCTCGCGTCTCAAAGTAGTTAAACGCCTGCAATGCTCGGGTGTTGATGTCTAACCCGTCATCGTTAAACCCAGCAACACCGCTTCCTGACGTCCAACAAACCGCCACATATCCATCACCGCCGAAATATGGCTTGTCGTTAAGCAGCGCAAAGCAGTTGGCGTTCCAGCCGGTAAACCGGCACCACGCTTTCGTGATGTTGTTCATCACAAATTGCTCTTGGCTGCCTGCCGCAATGGGAATGTTCACCATTAGGGCGTTGTTGAGCGGGTTGTAGAGCAATCCCCAACCAAAATTAGACTTGTATGATCGCGCTGCTGCTGCAAATGCGCCTTGAATCTTGTCCGACAGGGCTACCTGCGGGTCAAGGCGTGACGATTGCAACGCCGAGGCGAACGGGATCAGCCCGTCTAGCGTCAAAATCAGCAAGTCACCGCCGTACTTTTGCAAGCAACGGCGAGAAATGGGTGCGCCAACGATCCAAACGCCAATTAGCGCCCACGTAGAGGCGCTGGTAGGATCGGTTCCGCGATAAACGATGACTTCGCCTTGATCTGTGACGAAAACAAGGTTGTCGTCTACACCGTAACCTGCGTCAATCGTCCACGACGCCATTGCTACGATGGTGCCGCCTAAATGCGCGACCGAGGACAGGTCAAGGACGTTGGCCGCGCCTCCAACAGAGGCGGTCGGCAGATACCACGCCTTAAGCGAGTCCTTTTGGATAAACCACATCCTGTTTTTGAACAGGGTGGGCGCAAAAAGAGTGGTCGTGGTGACGCCTGTAATAGCCGGCGTAGAAGCGCCGTCAATCGGTGTCCATGTAGAACCGTCAAACAGCAGCGGCTTGTCTGCGCCATTTGCGGCATACAGATACCCACCGCCCGAGGTTGTAATGTTGGTGTATTCCCAACGGCTATTACTCAAACTGGTGACTTTGGCCGCGCCTACTGCGCCCGCTGTCGTAACTTCAAAGATGTTGCCGCCAACGACCGCAAACATTTTGTCGGTTCCGGCTGCGTTGTAAACGAGCAGGCTTTCCACCTGCCCCGTCATGCCGGTGGCGTGTTTGCTGTAACCTCCACGCAGGCTAACGCTAGAGACGCCGGGAAACAGGTTATCCAGCGTAACCGCATCAGTCGGTGCCATGTTTGCGAGCGAGTCGCGGGCATTCCACCCACCGACAGGGGCAGGCAAAGAAGCGACGTTGTTGGTCGTTCTCTGGATTAACCGACGGCGAACGGGCGACGCCATTACTGGCCGTCCGTGCCGTAACCGCTGTCAGGGATGTTGTCGTAGCCGATCAACACCGTACCCGGACGCGGGGCAAACGAAAGGTGAGCGGCTGCCGTATCCTGCGCGACCGCCGTTTCAAACTCCATCAGGTAATCGCGGTAGAGCGCGGTCGTGTCAAAGCCCTTTGCCTCAAAATACTTGAGCTTGGTGCCAAGTACCATAAGGCGGTCAGGGTAGATACAGGTGTCATCGTCAGCCGTAAAGCTGTTTTGCGGCGTACCGTTTGCTGACTCTGCCCATCCCCTGCTGCGGTACTCAAACCCAAGCAGCTCGCCAGCGTTCATGCCCGGCCAAATCTGAAAATATTTGCCGAGCAATCGCCAGCGGATACGCGGGCCGGTGCTGATGTAGCCCGACAACAGCCACTCCCATTGCTGCGGTGACTCTGGGCCGAGCATTTCCCAACGCTTGCTCTTGTCCCAATGAGTGCGGTTGACCGTACTGTTGTAGTCAGCAGGCAGGTCGTACTTCACCTTCTGGAATATGACCTGTGAGTTGATTTGCGTAGAGGTGGGCTGGTAGTTAATAGTGACCGACGTAGAGCCTACCGAGGTGATATAGGTGGCATTTGGGATGCCATCGCCCTGCACCTGATAGGTCGTATCTAGCCCAGCCGTAGAGGCAAGGCCGGTGATGGTTGCTACGCCCTCTGCCCACGATCCCGTCGCGGTCGTGGCTTCGGTGTAAAACGTGTGTTGGCGCGTCAGTTCACGCCAATCAGCACGACGGAGTAACTCGTAACCGCAAGCGTTCATCAGGGCAAGCAACTGCACAACGTCTTGACTGTTGTTGCCCGCTACGGTTGACGGCGTAGGAATTCCCAACTCTTGGGTGCATTCCTGTATCAAGTCCACCATCGTGCTGCCCATACTATGCCTCCGCTAATTTAGGCGGCCTGCCACGACGCTTTGGCTCGTCGTTGAGCAATGACGCCATTTGCGCTTGCAGTTCCGCAAGCTGCTTCTTGGTGTCCTCAAGTTCCGCATTTGTTTCGTTGCGGTTCTTGCGGTTAAGGTACAAACGCGCACGGTCGCGCAAGCCAATGCCACCCATGCCGACGCGCTGTAGTTGGGCGTCCGAGGCGAGGGCAAGCTGCTCCACCGTGACAAATTTGAGGATGTTCAACTCTGCAATCTGGTCGCGGTTGATTTCATCGGGAGCGTCTTTGTTCCATTGCGATAGCGGGGTGCCGATCTGGGAGGCTGCGCCCTCGTTCTGCTGCATCTGGAAATACAGCCATTGACGGGGGAAACGCTCCTTGTGGTCATCGCGCAACGGCTGATCCAAAATGTTCGTTTTGTCACCCGGTGCCATGATGCGAACGTAGGTTTTGCCTGCGTTTGCGCCTTCGTCACGGGTGTAAAACTCAACGTGCAGTTGGGCGTCGGCGTTGTTGATGTCGCTATCTAATGGCATTGTCCTTGCTCCTGTGGGGATTACAGGTTGTTGACCTGTGTTACGGTACAAATGACCGAGGGGATTGCAGGCCATACGCTTGTGGCGCTGGCTGCAAGAATTCTAACGCTTGTGTCATCAACTGCCCACATCAACTCAACATAGTGAGTAGGCTCAAGCTGAATGATGAAATTCCATGCTGCAACGGTACGCGCAGCGGTGCCTTGGATGGCAACCGTACTTGCTGTATTTGGCACATTGGTGCCGTTTTTACGCAGCCAAATGTAGACGTTGCCTGCGCCGCCCGAGGTTTTATCTAATTGCGCCGAAAACTGGACGTTATAAACGCCCTGATAATCCACAACAAGTCGGGAAGTGGGCGACCCGATAGACACGCCGTTACTGCTGTCGGTGGTGTTAAACGTCATGCCGTAAGCGGTATTGATAGATGCTGCCGCTTGCAAAGACGTATCTGAAAAAGAACCGTAATGCAGAATAGGGACTGCTCGCCCAAACCCCTGCAATTCTTCCCAAACCGTATTGCTAACGGCAAAGAACAAAGCCGAGCAACCCGTGTTGATTAGTCCAGAACCTACGCTATTGATGCTGCTGTTGGCGTCATAGGGGTACACCAGCAACGGGTTTGCACCGCCATTACGCACAATGATGGTTTCGCCCATTTCGGTCTGCGGGAGTTTGACCCCAGCGCCCGATCCCACCGTCGTAACGTTGTTGTATACAAACGTCAGTTGCGTGGCGTTGCCCGCTGACGTTCCTGCTGCCGTCACCGAGGCATTGCCGTCGCCACAAATGGAAACGGTGGACAGGCTGTTGACGCCTGACCCTAACACGCGGGAGGGAATCGCCATTAGGCCGCCTCGGCGCGTTCGTCACGCACCCGCATAATCTCGGCAATCAGTCCCGGCCCTTTTACGTTTAAGTTTAGGTCAGGCATGACTTCAAACAGTTTCTGGAATTCGTTGGCCTGCTGGGCCATTGCCATGTTGCAGTTGAACTTCTTGCCAGTCGGGCCGCCTACCCAAATGTCTACAGTTGCGCCGGGGGTTGCGCCACAAAACTTCTTGCGCCCGTCCGGGCTATTGCAAGAGTCGTAACCGTACATCGTGAAATTGCGGTAGCCGAGGATGTAGCCAATATTGATGGCTCGCAGTCCTGACGTTGTGCCGCCGCCAATCGCCAGTTTGCCGGGGCCAATGGCTTCCATTTCGGGGCCGGGCGCCCATGAGTGCCACAGCAACACTTTCTTACCATTGAGGTAGTCAAAGGTGGTGGGTGGGCAGCGCGAGGCTGGCATATACGTCGTGTGGTCGTTGAGATGCTTGATGCCGCTGGTGCGGTCGCGTGGGTCAAGGTTGATCCACAGGTCAGGCTCTACGCCGTTCTCAACGAGGAAATCGTGTGTGGCCTTAATGGACACAATGGGGCGACCGGCTTTGCGGTGCGCCTTAATCTCGTCAATGTAATCAGGCATTGACCACC